ACATATAGTGATTATGGTATGGGATTAGCATTAGTAAGAAAAAAAGAAACTAAAGAAACGTATATTATTGATATTGAGGACGTTCCACATGAGTATTATCAAGGGGATTACCATTGGGTAAATGATGATGATCCGGATTTTGAAGATGAAGATTCTTGGGAAGAATCATACAGAGAATTTGATGATGATACCCAATTATTTGAAGATGGTGTCTCTTTTTATGCTGAAGATTCAATAAAGGATGCTGATGTGGTTACTACAGACGTAAATGAGATGTTAGATATAACCAGAACCAATAAATATGTTTTAAAGATTACACCAGAAAATAAAGCAGATGTTTATAGGGAGTTTCATGACCTAATTGAGGCTTATTTTGAGCCTAGCTATGAAGAACGCAAGAAAGATAAGAAAGCCCCTTAAATGAGCTTATTTGGCCCCCAGTAATAGACCCTACCAGAAGCATATCGATTTAATCTCTTAGCTTCTTTTTTTTCGACCAATTTACCGATTTGTACCAATTGCGCATGATTTTTTAAATCTATACCTATAGTAAATCCACTTTCATATTTGTCATAGGTGGTTTCCAACATTGGCTCCACATACTTACCCTCGTCATATAGTTTAAGCATTCTTATCATTTCATCCTTCTTCAATTTACAATCAATACCTCGTTGGTATATCATTTTTTCAAGGACATCTAGTCTAAGTTTACTATAATCAACATTTTCACCCATTATTACAAATATAGGTTAATTTTATTACAAAAAAAACCCCCACATTTCTGTGAGGGTTCTTATTATGATAATTTTAAGATTATCTTAAAGTATTCATATCGAACGTTTGTAAACCACTTACGTTGATTACAGCGAAGTAACGGTTGTTTACCATTTTCTTTGCGTAACGTGTCATGATACCTTTAATCGGTGTCATGTTAAATGGATTGTACATTGTTGGAGTTAACTGTAACGGCACATATGGAGCGTAGATATAACCTGCGTCTAATAGTGACTTACCTTTGTGACCTACAAGGATCTTACCTGCTGGTAAGTATGGATCACGGTATACTTGATAACGTCCAGCAAGTGTACCTACTTTCTCGATACCCATGTTGTACTGATCTTGCTCTGGACCAGCATTAGATACGTGGAAATATTCTAAATCATCGAATACTGCAGATACTTCTGAAGAAACAACGATCCAGTTTGCACCACCTCTTAATGTAGTCTTATGGATTTGAGCTGACAATTGGTTGATTTTAGTCACCAATGTTTGGTTCCAATCCTTTTGAGTGTAACCCATGAACGGAGTGTTTCCAGTTGCACCATATTTCCACTCATTATAATCCCACTTAGCAGTCCAAGCAGCACCTTTTCTAAGGTCACGTAAAATTTCACGGTCAACCTCAGCAGCGATTTGCTCAGATAATAAAGCTGTTAATTCAGCTTCAGCATCGATGTTATGGAAAGCAGAAACGTCTTGTGCTAATTCTGGAGACCAGCTAGCTCTTAATTTTCTTTCAGTTACAGAAACTGTTACTGAAGCTAAATCAAACGATACTTCACCAATTTGATCTTCAAATTCTAATGTATCATAAACTCTGAAAACTAATGATACTGCACTTGAAGTGAAACCTGAAGGAATAGTAAAGTCAGAGAAACCTGAAGTTGCGCTGTAAGATTGTAAATCTACTTTTACGTAAATTGTACCTTCTTCGTCACAAATATCTTGGTATCTTCCTGAAGGATATGTTGCTGAAGTTGATTTTTGACCATATTCAACAATACCTTTACCATACTTTTGTGTAACAATGTTAAAGTTTCTTGCTGCACCTGCGTAGTTAACTACAGCAGAAGCTAAGAATTCTTCAGTATCCATTACAGAACCATTTGGCCCGATCAATTTACCTTGACCATCTTTTGCAAATCCTGTGAATTTAACAATGATATCAGAAACTGTATCACCAGTTAAATCAGCGTTAGCTACATCTGTAGTTGCTCCGTTAGAGAAAGTTACAACTGAAGAACCTGTTAAAGTTACAGCAGAGAACGCTCCTTTAGAGTAATCATAGATACCAGCATCAGCTGCATCATTTGCTTCGTAAAAACGATCATACAAGCTTCTTGGATCTGTTGTACCAGTTTCATAACCTAAAGTAGATGCGTCGCTATTGCCTGGCATACCATAAGGTGATTTGTGTAAGTTTGATTGTCTTTCTTGAATTTTAGGTACGAAGTAGAACAATTTACCAATTGGTAAGTTCATTGCTTGTACAGAAACGATATCGTTTGCTAATAATTTAGAGAATACACGGCGGATAATTGGGAATACCACTGTCTCGAATGAACCACTAGCATCAGAAACTGCTGCTTCGTTGATTAAATAAGACGCTTGGTTTTCATACAATTGCGCGATGTTATCTTTTTGGTGACCGTCAAGACCTTCTAAAAAGCCTAAGTCATCCCATTTTTTGATGGTATCTTCTTTGATAACACGAAGGTGCTTAAGACCGATGTTACCTACCATACCTGATTCTAATAATGCTCCCATTTTAAAATATTTGGTTTTTGTTTTTTTTATTTATTATTTTATTTTACTCATCAAATCTCTCATTCTCTTAAATTGAGGTGCTTCATAAGCTTTTGACTCAGATAAAACTTCTTGAGAAGAAGATGTTGATGCGGTATTAACAATCTTATTAACTATAGATTCAGTTACTGGTTTTTTAGTATCTAATTCTGATTTAATAGTATTGTAAAGATTTTTAGATTCTTTTATATTTGAAATTGAATCAAATTTCTTTAAAATATTCAATTTCTCTTGTTTTGTTGTTGAATGTTCAGTGAATAATCTAGTTGCATAAGCAAGATTTGCGTTAAATACAGCAACTTCATTTAGTTTATCTTTAAACATAATCAACGCTTTTTTATATTCGCTGTTTTGTTTTTTAAGATTTTCTACTTCTTCGTTAATTGCATTTGTTGATGCTTTAGATTCATTTTTAGCACCAGCTGCAAAAACTTTTTTACTTTTTAAACCAGATCTTTTACCACCATGTACGTTCCACTTAGTACGAGCAGCTTCATCAACCTCTTCTTCAGCTGGCATATCTTCTTCAGACATTTCAGTTTCGTCTTCTGGTTCATCATCTAACTCAATTTCATAGATGGTTTCGTCATCTGCAACATCATCGCTAGCTTCCTCTTCAGTCCAGTCTTCAGACATTTCTTCTTCCTCTTCTTCTGATTCGTCTAACTTAATAATGTACTCATCATCAGCATCTGTAAGTTCAATATTATTACCGTCTTTTTTAACAATAATACCATCTTCATCTGACATTGCTTTAAACACCTTTAGAACCTCCTCATCTGGAGCTCCTGTCATGTCTAATGTATCGTCATCATCTGATGCCATATCATCCATAGATGGTAACTCATCGTCTTCCATTTCAGGTGATTCGTCGTCAGTTGAAAACATATCGTCTTCATCTTCTTCGTCTTCACCATCGATATCTTTTGATGGTTCATCATTTATCGAGGGCATTTCATCTTCATCATCAGCTTCTTCATCATCTGAATCTGGCTGCTCTGACATGTCGTTTTCCTCTACTTTAGGATCCATAGCATTATCTGCTACTTCTTCCTCTTCTTCTGATTCTTTAAGCAATTCGTTTAGTTCTTGCTTCATTACTGAAGAAAGTATACCTTTTGCATTTTGCTTTACTGCTTCTTCAAGTGTATTTACTTGAAGTAGTGCTTGTTCTAAAATCGATTTTTCGCTCATTATTTTTGTTTGATTTACTATATAAATATGTGTATATTTAAAAAAATCTCTTTTTTAATATCAAAATAGATGATTTTTTATTGTTTTAATATTATCGTTTAAGAAAAGTATCAAGATTACCCATTAATTTCTTCATTCTATCATCCATAGTAGACTTTTCTTCAACGGTTTCGTTAAATTTATCTTTATCCGCAATGTCTTGAAAAACGTAAGCACCTGGTGTTGATGGTGATGATACCAAATCAAAACAAACTAATTCAAAATCATCTTGTACAATGTTTTGTCCCTTTATTTGTTTTAATGATCCAACACCTCTTGAAGATATACCTAATGTAACGCCATTTAGAAGTAGCATGGCTGCTTGATCACCTTTACAACTAACAATCCCCATTTTTTTCCAACCTGGAGATGTTAATATTTTTATTTTACCCATTAAAGTTTTACCATCCCACCACGTTTCGGTGATTGTATGGGAAACTCTATCTAAATCAATAAGTGATGATGACGGATGATTGAGCTCATTAAGGGCGGAACCCTTGCTCATTATTTGTTGATACTTTTCATTTTCCCTTTTAAGTAACATCTCAGGATAAATCCTACCGTTCTTATTTGGGGTATCGTATTTTTGTAAAACAGCATACAGAATAAGATCCTGGTCGGTATCCTTATTCTGTATTTCTGTTATTATATTTTTGTTTTTTAATTCTTCTGGAGATATGTGACCTGCGTCATATTCAATCAGTAGTCCTCTTCCAGAGTCGTTAGGTCCTAATATTTTCATTATGATATATTAATATATCATATAAATACAAGGATAATAGAATCAAATCTTAGTTTTATTAAAATTGAATAATGTTTTATCCGCTAAACAACTATCTATTGACTCGTGAGTGAAGGTTTTAAGTAAGTTTTTAACTAAATTAGACTTAACATCAAAAAATTTATCTACGAATAATGTGATTTCTAAATTCATAAATGATCTTTTATTCATCTTTATCCCTTTTGTCCTAATATCTAAATCAACAATACTTTCTTTTTTGAAATTTTCACCTAAATTATACTCTCTAATAAAGTCTTTCATTTTTTTTCTTGCTTTAGAGATTGTTTTGTTAAAGTCTTCATTTTCATTATTGGGTTCTACCCATGCATTCATTTTTACATAAACTGTTTTAAGATTTTTAAAATCTACTGTTCCATAGCCAACTTTTACATCTTTGTGATCGCCTAATGGAATATATTTTCCGATTTTCATTAATTTTTTTCATAATTTTAATTATATTATGGTGATAAGATATAAAATAAGGAATTTTTTTTAATATTCCAAAAGATTAAATGAAAATATTTATAATATATGATTATAATTGATATGAAAAAAGAAAAGAGCATTGAGTCTGCTCTTAAAACTTACAAAAGTAAGGTACAAAAAACTAAACAGATTCAAAATCTAAGAGAAAGACAATCGTTTACAAAACCCTCTGTTAAAAAACGTGCTGAAGTATTAAAAGCCGTTTATGTGGAAAAATTAAAAAATGGTCTGATTTAATCAAGACCATTTTTAAGTTGTGTTAATCTGTAATAATTGTATTTTGATGGAGTCATCGAATTAACCTCATTTCTAACTGATTTAAGTTTTGTTTCCAAATCAGCATCTTTAGATTCTGATAAAATATTTGTAACTTTAGAAAGAATTGTTTCTTTTAGTTCAGATGTTTTAGTTAATAACTCTTCACCGTTTATATCCAAAATATTCTTAAGTGCCTCTTTATCTTCTTTAGATAATGTATTTTCGTATAGATTATTGAAATTATTTACCAATACTGCATGTAACAAATTTTCATTTGCTGTGTAAGTTTTACTCTCAGAGATGTTTTCTACTGATTTTTTAGTTGTTAAATGTTCAATTAGTCTCTTTTTTGCCACAATTTTCTTTTCAAGGTTTGATAACGAATCTTCAGATCCCAATTGATCTAAAGCCTCATATATTTCATTTGTTGTCACCTCAATATCCCCTAACTTCTTATCTAGTGATTCACAGAATGTTTTTAAATTTTTAACTTGTTGTTTTACCATTTCGGTATCAATACCTTCAACATATAATTTAGCTATTTCCTTATCTTCAAAATATTTATTTTCAATTTCCTCGTAGAAAAGATACATCTCCTTGAACTCCTTATTCTCAACAACAGATTTTAAAATGTTTTTCATTTCAGATTTATTGTTAGAACCATATGATTCTGTTAGTTTTTTTAAGAGTTTGCTCTTTATAATCCCAATTCTGTTCATTTTTAATCGTTTATAATGTCGTTCAATTTATTTTCTATTTCATAAATATTCTTCTGTGCCTTTTCAAGATTAAATAAATCATTATTTTCTTGTGATTCCCCTAAAACACTTCTGATTTTACTAAACTTTTTTCTTTCACTTAATGGTTCAGAAGCCTCTCCAGGTGGTTCTGATGATGGACTAGGTGGCATACCTCCGCCCAATGCACCTTCATCACCGTCAGCGTTCGCTTGTGCTTCAATTTCCGCTCTTTCTTCTTCCGGAATACCATACTTACTATCAACCTCATCAAACACACCAGACCTTTTAATGATCTGTGCTGTATTTTGTAATTCAGCTCCCATAGCTCTTTCAAGACGTTGTTGTTGTAAATCTAACAACACTTCATTATCACTCATACCAAGAATATTCTTTTTAGCCCACGTATGTGATACTGGTAATATACCCACTTGAGATTGATCTGAAGTTGCATCTTTATATAATGTAACCTTTTCTTTCCACTGCTCAATTTTTAATAAATCTGCTTGTGAAGAAGGGTTTGTTAAACCTAATGTAAAGTTTTCTAATTCATCCTCTAATCCTAAAAGATATAAGTGAATTAAAGCGATTTTATTTAATTCTTGTATTAAAGATTTTTGAATTCTATTGATTGTTCTTGCAAAACGAATATCCATTAAAGCAAGATTCTTACCGTCACCAACAACCTCTTCAAACCCTAAGAACGCCTTAGGAATACGAAGTGCTGCCAATAATTTCTTTTGAATATATTCAATATCCGCAATCTCACCTAAGTTTTGCGCACCGGCTAATGTTTCAATTGGACTTGGGGCCGCAGGATCACGAACAGGAATAAAATAATCTTGATCAACAGCCATTTGATTGTATCTCATGTCTACTTGACCATTTCTACTATCTACTACCTGATCTCTTTTAAATTTGTTTGCAACACGTTGTACATATGGTTCAATATCCTTATCATCCATATTACCAACAAAAATCTTGAATACACGTCTTTCTGGAGCCCTTGATGTTCTATAAATTAACATGGCATCTTCAGCAAGTAAAAGTTGTTTCCAAATTCTTCTAATCTTATCTAACATAGAAGTACCATATGGTAACTTTCTATCATCACCCAATAATCTAAAATGCGCAAGTTCCCAAGACTGAAATTCCATATCCTTATTTTTCCATTGGAATCTCAATTCGCGAATTGGAGATTTTAGATCACCAGCGTTTGGTGTTCTTGATTGTGCACCTTCAAGTCTTTCAATTTCAATATTAGGTAATTGCTGACAACCAACTATACCTCTTTCTGGATCACTCTTTAAATAAACAAAGTTGTCACCATACTTACATACATTTCTAGCCCACATTTGTAGGTTAGTGTTTATATCTAATCTATTTTCAAATAGATCTATTAAAACGTTTTTTACTCTTTTTGATTCGGAATATACATTTAAAATATATCCCTTTTCAGAAACCGTTGTAGATTCTTCCGCATAAATGTCCAATGCTGCTGACACCTCAGGTGTAAACTCCATAGACTCATAATCATAATATGCTGATAGTCTATTTGGTTCATAATATACTGATTGGTTATATAATGAATTATCTAATTTTGCCCACTTATCAAAAAGATATTGAGACTGTTGTGCTTGTAACCTAGCTTTTTCAAATTCAACGGGATCATCGGTCTTTAATAACTCTTCTCTTGAAAAATTAAAAGACGGAGGACTTTGTTCTCCCTTATTCTGGAAGCCAAATATCTTAGTTAATTTCTGAAAAACTGTCAAATCTTGATTCGCCATACTATATAAATACTATTGTAATTAATCTAATCAATTTTTATTGAATTATCAAGCCTTTTTATTAGTTCCGAATAACCAGGAATATTGATTGTACTGTTCTTTCGCTGGTATACCGTTAGAACTACTCTTTGCGTATGGTGAGCTATCAATTTGCATCATACCAACCTGATCGAAACTAGTTCCATATGAATAATTTTCTGTTTGTGGTGACTGATATGTTCTTTCTGACATAACCCAAGAATCTAGCATAGCCTTATTCTGTTGTTCGTTTCTAACTAATTGTGTAAATGATATTTCTCCAGCATACAAAGCAATAGCTAAACTCATGATTGAATCATCATGTTGTCCTTTCATGTGATCTGGTCTACCATTTATATAAACAAAAGTGTTTAGTTCATTTAAAAGCCTATTAGATCTAACAATAAAATCATGTCTGAGTTGTTCTTCAAATGCTGAAACAATTTGTGTTCTTTTATTATTAAAATTAATTCCAGGTATTTTTTCCATTGCTTTTGCATTATATTCCCAAACATTCTTGGTATTAATACCATCAATGAATAAGTTCTTATAATTCATTTCTTGCAATTTTCTTGATGTTGCAACACCCATACCACCTGTGATATCGATTACAATAAACGCATCATATAATATACCCCATTTATAAGCAACAGACGCTAAATCATCTGGTGGCATTTTACCAACATATTCAACAACTTGCTCTCTTTCATCGAAATCAATAATATTGATTGATGAAAAATCCTCACTATCACCTCTACTAACATCAACTCCCATAATATACCTATGCCCCTGAACAGGTTCTTTCCATTGCCAAAGCAATCCTTGCATATATTTTTCTTTTGGTTGTTTAATCATGGTTTTAGCAATCTTTTCCATTGTCTCGGTTGGTATTACGCTATCACCAGATCCTAAGAAATCACATTCAAGTTCTTGAGAAATTTTTCTCTTATCATATTTGAATTTTTTGGACATTGACTCAAACCAAGATGAATAAGGTTGATACCCATTATCCATTAATTCTTTGTATTTTGTTATGTCGAATTCTTTTAAAATAACCTCATCATCATTATATTGTTCTCTATTTAACATATAATGTACAATATCTGGAACTTTAATCCAAACCAAATCTTTAGTATATCTAGGATCTTTAAACCATCTTAAATCAGTGATGTGAAAATCATTAATACCCCTAATTGCTTGTTCATAAACACCATAATAAATTGGATCGTAGCCATTTGGTGTTGATATTAATATAATCTTACCACCGGTTGATAACGAGGCCATAGAAGCCGCCCAGAAGTCATCTCCAGCCTCAATATATGCTGCCTCATCAAATACTAATATTGTTGGTGTAAAACCACGAAGAGCATCCGCAGATGTGGCCACAGCCTTTACCTCAGATCCGTTATTTAATCTAAATCTACTTTCTGAATTTTTATCTGGTGAAAACCCAACATTTATCCATTCTGGCCATTGATCTAAAAAGTGACGAACTTTATTCGCCATCTCAATTGCGGTATCACGTTTGTTTGCGATAATCAAAACCCTTTCTGGATTTTCTGGTTTTGCTAATTGTAATTTTTTTGATAACCATGCGGCCGTTACTGTTGTTACACCAGCTTGACGATATTTTCTTGTGATGTTCTCATTATATGTTTCGTAATCTTTTAATAATTGTATTTGATCAGGAAACAACTCTAATGGCACAAACTTTCTCTGTGTATTATCAAAGGTTTGGAGATATGTTTTAAGTGCGTATGGAGTATCTTTTATTATACGAGCATACTCCTTTAATTGTTCTATTTTTTGACTCATATATATAAATATAAAAAAAGTGGTCAAATTTGACCACTTTAACTTAATTTCTCATTAATCTCTTGGTTTATCTATTCCCAAACCACCTAGTTCCCCATATAAATCGTCATCATCAATTCCCTTGGTAATGTCATCCAATTGTTTGTCAAATTCTTCCATTGCTACTTTATAATCATAATCATTAATTTCACCATTGATCATATCATATAATGATTTCATTAATCTCTTGCTAGTATCGGTGTTAGAAAGGACTTCTCTCATGAATACTAAAAACTGTTTAGCTGGTTTAGAAACAATAGTTTGAAACATAATTAATTGAATTCCAGCCTTATCTTCATCTGTAATTGTTTCTTCTGGGAACGAATCTTTAAGAATGTCCCATATTGCTGGGCCTAATCTAAAATCCCAAATCTCTTTATTCTTACTATCTTCCTTATCCTTTACTCTTCTGGCTAATTCCATATCTATATTACCATCAGCATCTTTTGGGTTACTATGAAGGTCTGCAATAACTTCGTATGTTCCTTTAATTAATTCATGAACTAATATTGGAAAATTAATTGCTGTTGCAACAACTCTTGGCGGCTTCTCATTTGGATAAGATTTTTCCTTACCCCCAACTTGTGGTGTTCCACCACCTCCACCAACACCCATAGCTCTATTACTTCCTTGCCATAACATAGCATCAGCTGCTGACATTAAAGCGCCATACATTGATATTAGTCTGTCTGCTTGACCAGTTATTTGTTGTAAACCTTCTCTTGCATAGTGATACATAAAATGACCCGTACTTGATGCTCCTTGCATCATAGCGTTAATCATCCTTCTTTTTGCTCTTTCTAATGTAAAATTATCTAATTCATCGGCAAGTTCCTTTTCCAATTCAACTTCTTCTGGTTCCATTTCACCTGGAGGTGAGTTCTTGAAGCCCTCATTTGATGGTAATTCAATCTTTGCTTCATAAACAATATCACCTTCCTCAACACCCAATTCTTTCATCACTAGCTCAACAGCCAATGCTTCTAACTCTCTTAAATGTGTTGATTCGATACGCGATACTTCATACTGAGTTCGACCCATTATACTATTTAACGTTGGACTGATTTCATCACCAACACCTAATGGCATCCCTAAATTATTTCTAACGTTATCAACAATTTGCTTATAACGCTTAGATGCTAATAATTCCTCAAAATTTGAGTGTGGTTCATTAACATTTTTAGGGAAGTTTACTTTCTTAAATGTATGATCTCTACTAGCCAAATCTCTTTCAACGTCAGGATTTGGCCTGCTATCAGGTGTATCAAATGTCATTGGCATTTCGTTAATATTTTCTTTTATCTTCAATAATAACGATTTTTTTGTTAGTTTCATAGTTAAATTTATTCGGCAGCCATAGACATTTTATTTCTATGTAATTTTTTTATTTTAGCTTTTGGATCTGACTCTGGAACCGGCTCTTCATTTGGATTTCTAAAGGGTCTTCTTCTTGGGTCATCCTCTCTTTTTGGTTTCTCTCTTGTTGGTGTGTCAGGAATTACTTCAGGTTGAACTGGAGCTTCTTCTGGTTTACCAGCAGATACAATAGAATCAAAAGATAAAAATTCAGGTAACTTAGGCATTTTTCTTTCAGATAAATCTTCAGACACTGTTCCATTCATTTTTAATTTAACCATTTCCATAATTTCCGATTTTGTTGTTACTGAATGATATTTCTTACTTACAACATTTTCAACAAATGCGCTAGGGTCTTTTAAATTAAGAATAGATTTACCTTTTTTCTTTTTTGGTACTTTAGCCGCATCAACTTCTTTGACTTCAACTGATTGATCTTTTAAAGCGTCTGGAGTTTGTAATACCGTGTTTAACGCTGCGATATCTTTAGGATCTTTACTATTATAAACAGTTTTAGTTGTTGTTACAGTTTGAGCCTCTTTTAACATTTTATCAGCAAATTTCATTAACTGATTATCATTGAATCTAACCAATGTTTTTTCTGAAAATCCTTCTTTAATAAGTTTTTCTATTATTTCTGTTCTTTTCATTTTAATTTATATTTAATTTCTTCATTAATTAATCTAAGCCCCTTCGTTGCTAATTTCTGTGTTACGCTTTTTAATTCTTCAGCAAAATGAAATGAAATCCTTATTGGTCTTTCTTCTGCTTCAATATCAAAAGCTTCCCACCCTAATGCAATAATTCCATCAACCGCATCGATAACACCAAAATAATCAGAATTCTGTACTAATTCAAGTTTTAAATCAGAATTCTTAAGTAAACCAACCAAATCGATTGATTCTACTTCTGGTGGTATAGCTCTACCGGCAGACGGAATTATAAACCATTCTTCAACTAATGTGTCTGGGTCGTTACCAAAGATAAATTCATATTGTCTTTGTCCTTTATAATCTTGACCTAGTTCATTAATGTATAGAAGGTACATTTATTCAAAATATTTACTTAAGGTTGTATTAATTGCTTCGTTGATATTTGATAATTCATGAGTGATATCTAAATTATAGTTACCTTCCTCATCTTCCTCTTCTTCAGAATCTTTTGTTAAATGTTTATCATAAGCATCTTCTCCACCGTCTTCAAAATCAAAATATACTTCATCTAAAGCCTCTTCCTCTGGTTCTTCACCAAATTTTGTATTAATAAGTTCTTCTAATTTAGACATTCTTTCTGCTAAATCATCTTCAGGTGCTGGTACAACTTCGTCAGATTCTGGTTCAGCTTCTGGAGCCTCAGCATCTGCTTGTGGCATTTCTTCAGAACCCATCTCTTCATCTCTTTCAAACTTTTTACCAATCTCTTCGATATCATCTTCGTCTAATTTATCCAAATCAACCGCAGAAATTATCATGTTTAAAACATATTTTATATCATCACTTTCCATTTTAGGTTGTTGATCTCTAAGTTCTTGGCCTAATTTACCAGAAAACTTTTGAATCTCAGCCATATAATCAGAACGCTTACTTTCTTCTGGGCTCATTGCTTCGGGTTCACCTTCAGCGTCTGGCATAGGGGCATCCATATTGTCCA